CACACCACGCGCTATTTATAGAAATGAAAACCGAAAAGGGTAAACTATCGGACACACAGAAAATCGTTCACGCACAGCTTATCAATGCAGGTTATGCAGTCAAGGTGTGCAGGTCATTTGAAGAATTCACAATAACAATTAAATCTTATTTAGAGTCATGAGCAAGAACACAAAAGAAAAGTACGGGGCATTGATTATGGATATTGCCTCAGGTGAATCATTTAGAATTGATGAAATGCGAATGAAGCATAAGGTATCAACACGAGTGTTTACCATTATGCGTGATTTAGGCTATATCAAAAGTGTGCCGTATAGTATGCATGTATGGCATGCTGATGCACCTACTCAAATTACGATTAACTTAATCATTAAAGAATGCAGGAAATCATCGCGCATTGAAAAGGTTATGGCTAAGCAATCAACACCACAGCTAACCATTAAACCTATTAAACGAGTTGAGCGTACACAGCCAGTCCCACAACCTGATGTTGATCTATTGAATTACGACCGCAGCAATAGCAAGATGATTATCATTCTTACAGTTGGTGTGATACTAGGTTTCTTAATCGCAACAATTATTTGGAAGTGATATGAAATACGATATTCAATACATTGGTGAATGTGATCATGTAGAAAATTTCACGAATAAGGTATACCATGCACGTTGTAAGAAAAGATATTTCAAAGTATTTAATCCTGAATTAGGTGACACGTATCAAATAGCCTTTTGCAATGATTCGTTAAAACTGCATATGCAACAAGAGTTTTCGCATAAGCTAGTTTACTTTTCAAGTCAGTGCGAATATGAAATTAAAAATTTAATTGTGCGTGCCCTTAATTTACATCGTTACCACTTTATGCTTAGCAGAGATTATCCTGTTATCAATCATACTTGGATTACAATATGTGAAAGACCCAATACGCTGATACAGGTTCCTTTTAAAACTTGTATAGAATGGTATCTACAAAATAGAAGTTTCCAACTTTGGGATGCTATGCAATGGCCGCTAAATGATTTTATTCGTGAGAAACAACGCTATAAAAAATATGCATCGTTATGCGAAAAATTACAACACATGATAAGACAAGTGCCACGAAAAGAATACAATGATCGTGAGCCAGCAATCAATGACATACTATTACTAATCTTAAAAATTATTTACAATGAAACCCATAAACAACAAGTCCCTTCTACACTTCCTGTTCGACCAAATGGAAAAACTAGACAAGCAAGAAGTAACAGTGGACGTAGCAAAAGCACAGGCACACTTAGCGAAGCAAGCCAACAATGCGCTGAAGTATGAGATAGATCGCACACGGCTATTGATTGACCTTGACAAGCACCGGGCAGAGACTGGTAACGCTGTTGACTTCAGGAATGCTGAAGGAAAAAACTTTGACTAATTTGGAAGTAGATATAGTTTGACTATATTTGCGATGCTACTCAGTATGAAAAACATTTCAAATCCCACCATTACCGCATTGCCATAAGCACAACCGTGCGCTGGGTAGCCTTTGTGTGTAGTGGTGGGTATTTTGCTTATGAGAGAATCAACTGTATTTTATAGATCGTTTTACGAAGCGATTAAAGAACTTGATGCAGATACACAGGCACAAGTTTATTCTGCCATCTTTGAATACGCCCTGAACTTTAATGAAGTTGAACTAAAGGGTGTAGCTAAGACTGTCTTTACCCTAATCAAACCCCAACTGGATGCTAACCTGAAGCGATACGAAAACGGAACTAAAGCAAAGGTGAAGCAAGTTGTAAGCAAACAGGAAGCAAAACAGAAGCAAACTATAAGCAAGGTTGAAGCTAATGTAAATGTAAATGTAAATGATAATGTAAATGTCAATGAGAATGAAAATGTAAATCATAATCAGAATGATAATGTTTTAAGGTCGCGCTTTCGCGCTCCGACGTATGATGAGATATTTGATTTTATGAAAAGTAAAAATGCATTAGCCGGGAATGTTTGGCCTGATGCCAAAGTGCTGACTGAGGCTAAGGCATTCTTTAACCATTACGAAAGCAATGGATGGATGGTGGGTAAAAACAAAATGAAAAACTGGGAAGCGGCCGTGCGCAACTGGATGAACAACAATTCTAAATTTGAAAATCAAAAAATAAATACCAATGCAAAACAACCAACTACAACAGCAGAACACATTGCAAAAGCTGAGGCACTTTTCCGCGATGCAGTCGCTATCAGTCGAGCACGCGATGAAGCAAGACAAGATAGCACTACTTCGTAAACTAGACCGCACCACAACAAAGATTAAAATCATGGAGCTGGTTACACGATGTACCCAACTGCTCAATGTGCAGAACAACATGAACGCACTACAGATTGAATTCTGTGCTGAAAACATTCTCGATAAGATGTGGATGTATAGCCTTGAAGATATTCAACTGTGTTTAGATCGTGGTGCTATTGGTGCTTATGGCACGATATACAACCGCATAGACCCTGCTACAATCCTTGCATGGTTTCCACTTTATGACCAGCAACGCCAACTAGCTGTTGATGGAATTAATCAAAAAGAAAAGGAAGCTAACAACATCTACGAAATGTTCCAACATCCGCAGGTGAAGGAAGCTATACAGACTGCGGCGGATAAGTTGAAGATTGAAGAAGCCCCGGCACAGGAGGCAAAGCGTGTCACGCCGTCACGATTTGAAAAGATGCTGATGGATGAGTTTGATGAACTGCCTACGTGGGACAATGATATGCGCTTTCGTGTGTATAACAACAGACCATACCAGTTCACAGAGTTCAGGAAGGAACGCTACCGCGAATTGATTGAACAACAAAACGAATACTAATATGGAACCAATAATTGTTGAGATTAAAATTTATCCTGAACAAGAACAAATAGATTCTGTAGGAGAGAACTATACAACTAAACGCTACATAGCTAAATTTGAAGATGGTACAACCTTAGGAGTTGAACAAAGCGTGTGGCCTAAAGATACAGGGCACGAAGGTTATGGTGGCTGGTTATGGCATTGGTCAGAAGACGAATGGATTGAGGAAGCAAAAAAACGATATATAGAAAGATATCAATGAAACAATACGACACAGCAAAAGAAAACGAACTATTGCGAAAGCTTGTTATCTTAGCAATCAGAAGAAGTATGCGCCCATCAATGCAAGACAATCAAGCGATGTGGCTACTGCTTAACGAATTGCATCTAATGACAGGTAATGATGATTATAAGCTATGACAATAGGTGAATTGTGGGATAAGCTCGCACAGTATTCCGATGACACAGAAGTGTACATCGGTTACATCGAAGGCCACAGCATCCAGCAATTAGATTTTAATATAGTTGAAACAACAGAACTGGGTGGTAAGATTACCATATCACTCATGTACGAAGACATAAACGTAATTAATAATTAAACACAATGAGCAATTACACAATGCAAGAGGGTCAATTCACCCTATTCAAAAACAACAAGACAACCAACAACGCACCGGAATACACAGGTGAAATCATGGTCAATGGTAAGAAGATGCGCCTAGCTGCGTGGGTTAAAGAAGGCAAGAGTGGAAAGTTCTTTAGTGGCAAGATGTCCGAACCGCGTGAAGCAAAGCAGGAAGACACACAGGACAATGACGGTCTACCGTTCTAATGATTGAGTACCTACCGAAACAAAACGAAGCACTGCGTGTGTTGGGTAATTCACACCCGGCACGTGTGGTGCTGTTCGGAGGTGCGGCAGGAGGTAGTAAGTCATTCATCGGATGCGCATGGCAAATAAGCCGAAGGTTTAAGTATCCAGGTACACGAGGTCTGATAGGTCGCAGCAAGTTGGATACGTTAAAGAAGACCACACTCAAGACATTCTTTGAAGTAGCGCACATGTTAGGGTTAGCACCTAATGAACACTACACCATTAACAATCAAACGCACGTTATAACATTCAGCAATGGCAGCGAGATAATACTCAAAGACCTTTTTGCATACCCTTCAGATGCGGAGTTCCATAGCTTAGGCGGGTTAGAATTAACAGATGCCTACGTAGACGAGGCGGCACAGGTTTCAAAAAGAGCAATTGACATATTGCAATCACGCATCCGTTATAAGCTACGCGAATATGACTTGCCACCAAAGATGCTACTCACTTGCAATCCTTCCAAGGGATGGCTTTACAATGAGTTCTACGCACCACATAAGATGGATAGTTTGCCACAGCATCTAGCATTCATCCCTTCACTACCTACAGACAACCCACACCTACCTGAAAGCTATATCGAAACGCTAGAACGTTTGCCCGAAATAGATAGACGAAGGCTATTACACGGTGACTGGGAATATGATGAAAGCGTAGACAACCTGTACCAATACGATGACTTAGTGCGCTGCTTCCGGGATGAAGAAAGCAAAGGTGAAAAGTATATAAGTGCCGACATCGCACGACTAGGAAAAGACCGTAGTGTCATTTGCGTATGGCATGGTTTGCAGTTAATGGAGATTCACGAGCTGCGTAAGCAACCAATCACAACCGTAGTTAGCACCATTCGTCAACTATGCGACAGGCACAGCATCAAACTTAGCAATGTGATCTGTGATGAAGATGGGGTCGGAGGGGGTGCGGTTGATGCGCTCCTGTGCCGGGGCTTCCTTAATGGTGGGCGTGCTAAGCAATCCGATAAGTTCACCAATCAAAAGGCAGAATGTTATTTCAAGCTTGCGGAATTAATCGAGCAGAACAAAGTAATCTTCAAAGTGAATCAGTTCCGGGATGTCATCGTGCAGGAGCTGGACATGATAAGACGCAGACAACCCGAAGCCGATGGCAAACTTGCTGTGATAAGCAAAGATGAGATAGCCCGCATGCATGGCAAGTCACCCGATTACGCTGATGCTATTATGATGCGCATGTACTTCGAACTATTCCCAAATTACGGTAGCTATTCGTGGGCGTAGTGTACCCTTGAAGGTATAAACGAGGGTAATTGTGTTGCATTTATACCCTTATAGGTATAGTGAAGGTGGTTACAATCTGTAACCAATTGCAATTTTAACAATTTTTAACAGGGCATATGTAATTATTTGCAGTACATTTGGCCATCAATTAAAAACAACACACACAATGAATATCTCCGCTGGTCAATCATCACAAAAACAACATCTTTCAAATGGTGCTCTTACCGCTTGCAATCGCAGAACATCCGGCATCGGAAAAAACGACAAAGAATCTTTTAAATGGTGGGTTGAAAAATATCCTCAAGAGTGTTGTCAAAAATGCCTTACTCGCTTTAATCAAAAATAAATTCAATCGAGGGGCGCGGCTCAACAACGCGCATATAAACTTAAAAACAAAACACATGAAAACAGCATCTAAAATCCTTCGTTACATTATCGCAGCAGTTATCCTTTACGCAGTGCTTAGCTACTGCCAAGAAATCAATGATTGCCTCATGAAATATTAATAATTACAATTAAAAAATGTAAATAGTCAGGTGGCAGAAATGAGTAATTGCAAGGTCCTTCAAACGGTAAGTGTACATAGCCTACCTTTTTACAGGTTCGAGTCCTGTCCTGACTACAAATAAAAATCAATAATAACATGAACAGTTTTCACAAAGACAACTTAGAAGCATTGCAGAAGTTTCAGCAAATGCTCAATGCAGAACCTGATGAACTGGGTATTGAATCAACACCCGATAAGAAAGCGCGCACGCTCGTCATTAGCCACGTAGAAACAACACTAGATGAGTTGTTCTTCGGACATTGGCGAACTGAGAATTTCAAGTGGGCGGTATTAGCTAATGAAGTGCAGGCATCAATGGAGCTTGTAGTCATTCACCCGATTAGCGGTTATGAACTAAAGCGCACAGGTGCAGCATCGGTTATCATTATGGTTGACAAAGTACCGGATAATGTAACAGGCAGCGATCGCAATAGATGGGCATTAAACCCCGATAATAAAAAAGCCAATGCAATGGACTTAGCATTCGGTAAACTCAAAGCAGAGTGCCTTAAAAACGCTGCATTGTCATTAGGCAAAGTGTTTGGTCGTGACCTTAACAGAAAGAATAAGGACACATACAAGCCATTCAAGTTGAAGGGTGCGCTAGGTCGTGGGCATGAACAGGATGTGGCGTATGTACGCGAACTAATCCAGCAAGCAACCGACCTCTCACAACTTCACAAAATCTTCAAAGCCTGCAGCCCCGAAGTACTTGCCGAAGTGAGCGATGAACTAAATGCCAAGAAAGAACAATACGGCATCGAGTAAATGTTAAAATTTGTAGCAACTGTCAAGTGTATCTTGATGGTTGCTATCTTTACCACATCAATCAATAACGACATGAACAACACACTATTTAGAGCGTCACAACTTGGGAAGTTAATGACCGATGCTAGGACCAAATCAGGACTTAGCGAAACTACAAAGAGCGCATTGCTCGAAGTCTATATTCAGCAGCGTTACAATCGCTACAAAGAGATAAGCAACAAGTATATCGAGAAAGGTTTAGCCGTAGAGAATGATGCGATTGATATGTGGCGCAGGCATCGCGGTGAAATCGTATTCAAGAATGAAGAAATGTTTGTCAATGAGTACATCAAAGGCACGCCTGATTTACTTATCAAAGATGATGAGACTGGTCTAGTGGTGAACGTGCCTGATATCAAATCTTCATGGGACATACATACCTTCATGGATGCAATGAAGAATGATATTAGCAAAGACTACTACTGGCAGGGGCAGGCGTATTGTTGGCTCACAGGTGCACCACGTGCTACCTTCTGCTATGTGCTTGTTAGCGCACCAATCGAAATGATTAATGACGAAAAGTACCGACTATCTCGCAGACTAAATCTTATTGATCCACAAGGTGACCCTGTTTTTTTAAAGAAGGCAAAGAGCATCGAACGTAACATGATATACGATATGCCACGATTCCTTCGCGAATACCCGGATGCAAACCTAGAAACACCAGGCGATGAATGGGCGTTTGATATACCCATCGCTGAACGCATCCACGAAAAGGTTGTGGAGTTTGATGAAGCAGCAATCGCAAAGCTTCAGGAGCGTGTACCGATGTGGCGTGAATACCTTAATACTTTAGCACTATGAGTAAGGAAATTAAAATACTGATTTACTTAGTAGCAACCGCAGTACTTGCATATCTATGTGCTTTATTTATTACATTAGAAACCGATATTACAAAATGGTCTAACAGCGGTAGATTGAGTTTGTTAATGATATGGGGTATATTAAATGTTGGATTAATAATTCATTTAATGGTTTTTTATAACGAAGATGACAAATGAACGCACTTTGCACACTAATCATTTGGGGGGGCATGCACTATGC